CGCCCTCATAAATTTTTTCCCCCTCCATGCTGTCCCCCTTAACGCGCAGGTAAAAATAATCACCTCCTTTTACCTGTTCGGCCGGGATATATGCCCAATCAATTATTTCATCACGAACAAAAGCAGGATCTCCTGCCCGTATTTCGCCGTAGACAGGGATGCGGACTAACTTACCTACAGGGATGGCATCAGGAGGGAGTGGTACTGTTTGTCTGCCGTCAAGTATATAATCTGCAGATACACCGAATTTTTCACGTAATTTTTTAAGCAAATCTTGATTAAGCCTTCTTCTGCCATTTTCAAGATCATAAAGATAGGGAACGGATATTCCAAGGATTTCCGCCATTTTTTCCGCGGTTATTTTTTTCTTTTTCCTGAGTTCTCTAAGGTAAGACACAGCCTTTGGCCTCCTATGCTATTTGCATATTTAGTGTAACCGGATAAATAATTTATATGCAATTAGCAAATAGCCTAAAATCAGAGAAATAAAAAGGCAAATAGCCTAATTTAAAGACAAACTTATTTTTTTGTCTTGAATGAAGGCAAATAGCCTAATTTGCTTATTGTCATATTAGGCAAAAAGCCTATAATGGAATTAGGCAGGTGATACGAAATGGACTTCAGCTTGATTGTGAAAGAAAAATTAGCGCAAAAGAACTTAAAAATTACCGAGTTTGCCCGGCTTTCCGGCATCAGTTATCCTTACCTGTTCGACCTGCTGAGAGGACGTAGACGATGGAATGAGGATACCATTGAAAAAGCCTGCACGGCCCTTGGAATTGAAATTAATTTTAAGGACCTTAAACCTACTGGCACTAATAATTAGTAACCTTCCATCCAGCAATCTCCACAAAGGAGGTGACATCTTGAACCCCAAAACAAAATTAACCCCAGAGCAGCGTAAACAGTTATTTATCAGCATCCTGGCCCAGGCCTTGCGGCGAGCCGTGGAAGCTAAGCCAAAGATTACCACCGTCAAATAGGCAATGGGAAGAATTTTTCTCCATAAGCAATTGCAACCCACGCAAAAAGGAAGGAGGGAAACGTTAAGTGGGAGCAGGTTATGCAATGAGAATTGAACGCGAGAAGCGAGGTTTAATGCAGTTCCAGGCTGCCCAGCGTTTAGGTGTCAGCCCGGCGGCACTATGCCGGTACGAAAACGAGGTCCAGGAAGTACCTGCAGATATAGTAGCGGCGGCAACGCGGTTGTTCCGGTGTACGGAAATTGCGGATGCGGCTTGCCGGGAGTGCCCGGTAGCCCGGGCGCGGCAGGACGTAATCCAAAAATGGCCGCTTGGGCGCGGCTTAAGGAGGGCGGCGTAATGGAGACAGTTATCTACTGCGATGCAGATTGTATCTATTGCATGGAAGGAGAGTGTCAAAGGATTGCAATCAAAGTTACTGAAACGGGGACCTGCCTTGTCCGGGAAAGTATGCGACCTGGACCTGTACCGGAAGGATAAGGAGGCGGCCGAGACGGCGGTCCGGGTGGCTGTCAGCACCCTTAGAATTGAAACTTTCGTTGCTATGCTGGATACTCTTCGGGCGGTGATGCTGCGCTACGGCAAGAGCCGGATGGAATTTCGGGATTTTACAGTAACAATGAGTAAAAACGGCATTCCCTTGATCAAGGGAAAGAAAACGGCGGCCAAATGCCCAGGATGTGGCAGCAAGGAGGGATGGATGTATCTGCAAACTGTGATAGAGGGCAAACCCAGGAGCCAGGACCTGGTGGCCTGGGGGTGTAGGAATTGCGGAACAGTGTTCAACAGGTGGGAGGTAAATTGGGACGATGCCAGCTAGATTGTGTTTCAACTGCAAACACCGAACCGAGTATGCAGAAAGATGCATGGAGTGCTGGAACGACCCGGAACGTCCTGGATGGGAGGCCGAGGAAAATGAACAGGATGGATAGACTGGCCGAGGCTATAGAGCGGCTGGTCTGCGCTAAGACGAATGAAATCTGGATGAGCATCGTTATCGGCTTTGGCCTGGTTATGTTGGTAGTTTGGGGTTTTCAGGCTGTGTGCTTCGCATTGCGGGAATTTGGTCGGGCAAACGGGGTGATGTAAACAATGCCTGAGTATACGCCGGGGCCGTGGCAAGTTGATGGCGGGGGATGGGCGATTGTAGGAAGTCATGGAAAATATATTGCAGTAATGTATGGTAATGACCAGCGCGAAGCCAATGCCAATCTTATCGCCGCAGCGCCGGAAATGTATGAGGCACTAAAAAACCTGATTTATACGTCAGAAAAACTTTGGGATATGGTAAAACCCATTAAAGACACAGATGCGATTAAAGCAGTACACCCAATTATTGAGCGAGCCAAAATTGTCCTGGCCAAAGCCGAGGGCAAACAAAAAACCGGCGACTAAGGCCGGCAAAATAAAACCTTCCAAGGAGGATTATATCAATGAAGGCTGTTACAATCAAGGGCGTTGCAATGCTGAGGGTAGATAAGTTCGGTGTTTATATCAACCATAAAGAAATCGGGACTATCATTCGGGATGCGATGCAGCCGACCGAAAGCGAATTGGAGAAATTTGAACTAATTCCGGCGCGAATATACATCAGCGTTGACCCTATAAAGACCGAACTTGAAATCGAGCATCCTGGCGAACCGAAGCTGATGGAGCCGGTTGAGCTAGAGATGAAAAAAGTGTCCTAACAGTAGTGCTGCCCCGTTCGCGACTTAATACGGACACCAGGGGCTTTTGGGGATAGGCGGCGGGGCGGCAACAAATATGCAGGGCGGCTGGCGGAAGAGAGACGCGACTGAAAGCACTAAGTGATTGTGGGCATTCAATCTATTGTGCGAGTAAGTTGGGACGACGGATAAGCATATGCCCAGCCCGTGGAAGGCCGCCGTCCCAGGGAAAGTGGCCCTGGGGCCGCCCTGCAACTTAGTCTGTAGAGATGCATGCGACAGGATAAATCTAGACTTGGAGGTACCTCGAAATGAACCTTGACCGCTTCGCCATCGGGCCTGATGACCCCGCCGAAGCAAAAGTGATGGCTTACTGCGAGGGGTGCGGCGGGGAGATATATGAGGGAGAAGGGGTGTATGTAATAGACGGCAACATTCTCCATGCTAATTGGGAGTGTTTACGTGATTACATCGACCCGGAAATAATGACCATCGAGGAAGCCCTGGGGGTGGCGTGATGGCGGTTCCTGCCACAAAATTGTGGGTGCCTACCCTCACCCTGGAAGACGGCAAATTAACGCTAAGATGCCGCTACGAGGACCGGGAAGCGGCGAAATCGGTGCCGGGGTACACCTGGAACAACCGAGAAAAGTGCTGGCAGTATCCCCTGCGGCCCGAGGTAGTCGGCAAACTGGCCGCGGCCATCCCCAACCTGAGAGTTGACAAAGCTGTCACTATTGCCACTGCTGAGATTATTGAAAGAGAAGCGGCGGTGGCCCAGGCGAAGCAGGCCGGGTGGGAGAAGGTTAAGCCGGTGGAGCCGATGCCAATACGTTCAAAACCATTTAACCACCAGGTATTGGGTTATAACGTCGGGCTTCAACTTCCAGCGGCTGCAATTCTTGCTGAGCAAGGTTGTGGCAAATCACTTATAGCTCTGGCCGTGGCCGGTCGGCGGTTCCTCCGGGGCGAGGTTAAACGGTTGCTTATCGTCGCCCCGAGTTCCGTCGTCCCGGTATGGCCCCGGGAATTCGAGGCTCATGCCAATTTCCCCTTTGAGGTGCAGGCCCTCCAGGGACCTGTACCAAAACGAGAAGAGTTTCTGCTGAACTGGCAGCCTGACCCGGAACGGCTGCAGGTGGCGGTGACAAACTACGAGGCCAGCTGGCGCATGATTGATGCCCTGGCAGCCTGGAACCCGGATATGATCATCTGCGACGAAAGCCAGCGCATTAAAACGCCTTCGGCCCGGCAGTCGAAAGCCATGCACCAGCTGGGGCGGCTGACAAAATACCGGCTGATACTTACCGGGACGCCGGTCACCCAGGGACCACTTGATTTCTTCAGCCAGTACAAGTTCCTGGACCCGAGTATCTTCGGCAACAGCTACTATGCTTTCCGCGCCAGGTACGCCATCATGGGCGGCTATGAAAAACGCCAGGTGGTGGGCTACCAGAACCTGCCGGAATTAATCCGCAAGGCCCATAGCATAGCTTTCCGGGTGACCAAGGCGGAGGCCCTGGACCTGCCGGAACAAATCGACCAGCTGCGCTACTGCGAACTGGAGCCGAAGGCGGCAAAGTTGTACTGGCAGCTGGCAAAACAGAGCATCGCCGAATTGAGCGAGGAGAAAGTCATTACTGCGGCCAACGTGCTGGCCCGGCTGCTGCGGCTGTCCCAGGTGGCGGGAGGCTTTCTGGGGGACGGCGAGGGCGGTGTCCAGCAGGTAAGTACCGCGAAACTAGACCTGCTTGATGAGGTCCTGGGAGATTTGCTTGATGCCGGGAAAAAGGTTGTCATCTTCGCCCGGTTTCTGCCGGAAATAGCAGCCATCAGAAAGAAGCTTGACGGCAAAAAAGCAGGCTATGCCTGGATAACCGGCGAGGTGAAGCAGGAGCAGCGCGGCGAAGAGGTCCGTCGCTTCCAGGAGGACCCGGACTGCCGGGTGTTTCTAGCCCAGATCCAAACAGCCGGCCTGGGGATAACCCTGCACGCGGCAGATACGGCGATATTCTACAGCCTGGATTACAGCTTCGCCAACTACGACCAGGCCAGGGCCAGGATACACCGGATTGGCCAGCGCAATGCCTGCACCTACATTCACCTGGTAGCCCAGGGGACGGTTGATGAGAAAGTGCTGGCGGCCCTGCAGGCCAAAAAGAGTGTGGCGGATGAAGTGGTTGATAACTGGCAAAAGTACTTTAGGAAGGAGGATAACAATGGCAGTCAATGCAGAACAGCTTGATGCGGCCCAGGGGATTTTCGCCCTGGCCGATAGGCTGAAAGCACTACGGGAAGAAAAGGCGGCCCTGGAAGAAAGGCTGAAGGATACCAATGCCGCGATTGAGCAGGTAGAACAGGAACTCGTAAACGCCATGATAGCCGAGGAAATGCAGAATTTTGTTCGCGGCGGGCAGATGTTCTACCTAACAACCAAGATTTATACCAGCGCCGTCCCGGAGCGGAAGCAGGACCTGTTTGCCTGGCTCAAGGCCAACGGCTACGGCGACATGGTGCAGGAGACGGTCCACAGCCAGACCCTGGCGGCCTTCATCCGGGAACAGTTAGAAGAAGCGGAGGAACTGCCGCCTGACCTGCAACCTCTGGTGAACGTGTTTGAGAAGACGACCGTGGGCCTGCGGAAGGCCCCGGCAAATAAATCGAGGAGGTAATTACCAATGACGAAACAAAACGAAACCACCGCCCTGGCTATCATTCAGGATTTCAACCTGCCGGCCCTGGGAAACATGAGCGCGGCTATGCAGGAAGAAATGGACGGCCTGCCTACCACTTTCGACCGGGTGAAAATTCCCTCCGGCGGCGGCCTTGCCTTTGAGGTGCCGGGTGACGACCCGGACAACCCTGATATGGTAAAGGAGCTTGTGGGCGTTATTGTGGACCACCACCCGGTCAACGCCTATTGGTCCGAGAAGTACGCCGGCCAGAACAATCCCCCTGACTGTTCGGCTCTAGACGGTAAAGTGGGCCTCACCAAAGACGGCCAACAGCGGCCCTGCAATTCCTGCCCGATGAACGCCTGGGGGAGCGACAGCGAAGGCCGGGGCAAAGCCTGCAAAAATATGCATCGGGTGTATATCCTGCGGGACGGCGACTTCTTCCCTCTGCTCCTGACCCTGCCTCCTACCTCAATAAAGAATTTCGCTGATTATATAGCCAAACGTGTTTTAGCGAAAAAGCGCCGGAGCTATGAGGTGATTACGAAGATAAGCCTGAAGAAAGCCGTTTCCAGTGGCGGCATCACCTACAGCCAGGCCGTATTCTCCCTGGCCGGGGTGCTGCACCAGGATATAGCCCGGAAAATGGCCGAGTACAGCGCCGGGATTAAGGCAGTAACAAGGAATATCGAGGTTGCCAGCGACGAGTATATAGCTGGCGAAACTTCGACCATCGAAGCAGACGTTGAAGTGATGTAGCTAAGGCAAGCCGGGAGGCTCGGCAGGGCCTCCCGGCAAGGAGTGTTATTCATGAACAAATGGAGCATCCCCACGAAATACAAAGGCATAAAATACAGGTCAAAACTTGAGGCTTCCTGGGCTAAATTCTTTGATACCCACAGGATGAAATTCGCCTATGAACCGGAAGGATTTAATTTTGACGGTGTTCTTTACTTACCGGATTTCTGGTTGCCGGAGATTAAAACCATCGTAGAAGTAAAGGGGGTGCTCGAAGAAACCGACAGGGAAAAACTCCTATCTCTGGCCGTTCATGCTGCCCCCAGGGGTATTATGGTAATCCTAGCTGAAGCACCGGCAGGGGAGAACTATAAACTTATCTATCCCTCACCGCAAACATTCCAGAATGACGAAGCTCCTTATATATACGAGGAATTTGAAGAGGTATCCTTATGCCGCTGTGCTAATTGCCGGCGCTGGTATTTCCGCGAGAACCTGATGGGCTGGCAATGTACTGCCTGCGGTTTCTACGACGGTGATCGTACTTTCGACCTTGTTCATCACAAAATCAATTCTACCTGGAGTTATGATCCTTGTCCGGATTGCGGGGCGTAGCAATGGATTTTCTGGAAACATTGTACGGAACCTGCGAACGAGGGTGGCTCACCCTCTGGACCAGGCAAGATAAAAAGACATACTGGTTTCCTGTGACAGAGCTTGATGAAGCAACCGGGAAGGCGCATTCCCTGGCTAAAGCCAAAGATGTTTATTTTGGCGTCGGATTGCGCCGGGAGAAATCGGCCGGCCGGGGAAGCAGCCAGGACGTGATGTGCATCCCAGGCCTCTGGATGGACATTGATGTGGCAGGGGAAGCCCACCAGCAGGGCAACCTCCCGCCAACCATCGAAGCCGCCATCGAACTTTTGAAAGGCTTTCCCCTGGCCCCCTCTATTCTGGTACATTCAGGCCACGGCCTGCACGGGTACTGGCTTTTTAAAGAACCCTGGGAGTTCGATTCTGAGGAAGAACACCAGGAGGCCGCGATATTGCTGCGGCAATTCCAGGGGACCATCCAGGGTATGGCCGAAAGCAAAGGCTGGAAACTGGATACTACCAGCGACCTGGCCCGGGTGCTGCGAGTCCCGGGGACTTTGAACCATAAGGATAGTCCTCCTATTGAAGTTACAATCATCGAGTATAACGACCTGCGCTATAACCCTTCTGACTTTGAACCTTACTTGCGCGATCTGAAACCGCAAGAAACCTTCAATTTTGACGGCCCCGTCGGCCCGGTCCAGATGGTGGTGGACGGCTGCAAGTTCATCCAACACTGCCGGGATCATGCAACTACACTGCCGGAACCGTATTGGTATGCCATGATCACCAACCTGGCCAGGGCGCAAAACGGGCCGGAGACTATTCACCATTTCAGCAAGCCCTATCCAAAATACAATCCGCGGGAAACCGACGAGAAGATTAAACATGCCTTAGAGGATACCGGCCCACATACTTGCGAGTATATCAAGAATACCCTGGGATTTACCGGCTGTCCGGAAGATGGCTGCGGGGTCAAGGCCCCGGTGGTCCTGTCGGTCAGCCCTGTGGCCAGGGCGAAGGCACAGGTAGTAAACTTGCCGGAACGTCCACACACCGCCTTCGACCCGGAAGTCATCGGCGCCCTGGCCGTCCTGAAAAAGCAGGAGCCGGCTGAATACGCAAAAATCAAACAGGAACTCAAAGGCCGCGTCAACCTTAACGACCTGGAACGGGCGGTCAATAAACGCATTGCCGATAATCAAAAATTGCATATTGTGGAACCCGGCGAACCGCCCCCGTTGCTGGAAGACATTTTGCCCAACCTGCCCATGAAAGAACTGCGCCGGCCCTATGCCTGGACTTTGAACGAAAATGGTATCTGGCAGGACACCAGGAACGGCCCAGTATGCGCCTGCCCGGTGCCTGTCATCTTGACACGGCGGCTGAAAAACGTGGATACGGGTGAGGAGAAGGTTGAACTGGCCTTTTACCGCGACCGAACCTGGCATCATATCTCTGCCGACAGGTCAACGGTATTCAGCCGATCAGGAATAATCCTTTTAGCGGATAAGAGCCTGCCCGTTTCCAGCGAGAGCGCGAAAGATCTGGTGCGGTATCTCCAGGACTTGGAGCGGGAAAACCTGGATACTTTACCAGTCAAAAAGAGCACCAACCACATGGGCTGGGTGCAGAAAAATTTTCTCCCAGGCATGCAGGGGGACATTGTCCTGGACCTGGAAGACGGTACCGCTGCCGTGGCCGGCGGGTACAGAGAAAACGGCACATTGGAACAATGGAAAAAATGTATTGCCCCTATACGGAAGCATCCTATTGCCCGTTTTATGCTGGCTGCAAGTTTTGCGGCCCCTTTGCTCAGGATAGTCGGTCAGCGAGTGTTTATTATCCACGCCTGGGGCGGCACGAGAGGCGGTAAAACCGCCGCGTTAAAAGCGGCATTGAGCGTATGGGGCGAGCCCGAAGAGATCATGGTCAATTTTAATGCGACGAAAGTGGGGCTGGAAAGAATAGCGGCATTTTATAACGATCTCCCCCTGGGGATAGATGAAAGGCAAGTTGCAGGAGATAAACAAGGATTTATCGAGAGTTTAATCTATTTGCTGGGATTAGGCAAAGGCAAGGTAAGAGGCGCTAAAAACGGGGGACTGCAAACATTCAATCAGTGGCGAACGATTGTCTTATCGACAGGGGAAGAACCCCTGTCTACGGAAAGCAGTGCCGGCGGCATTAAAACCAGGGTGTTGGAGCTATATGGTAGACCAATACCAAATGAGGATCTTGCCATGCGTATCCACCAGGATACCGGGCAGTATTTCGGCACAGCGGGACCTGAATTTATCCGGCGGGTGCTGTCCAGCGGCGTAGATTTCCAGGACGAATACCTGAACGTCCAGGAATATTTAAAAGACAAACATTTAGACAATATCGGCAGCCATATAACGGCTCTTGCTATTGTTGTTATGGCTGATTTCTATGCAAGTCAATGGTTATGGGGATTGGACGAGGACAGCGCCTTTGAGGAATCATTGGCAATGGGTGAAATGATTGCTGGCATGCTGGAAACGGCGGCCGAAAGCGACGACGGTATAAGGGCTTACGAATATTTAATGAGCTGGGCCAACGTAAACATCAATGCTTTCAAAGATGGCGGATATGAGCGTTACGGCTTCTTTGAAGACGAAACGTTATACATCTTCCCAACGGCTTTTGATAAGGCCATGAAGGAAGGCGGATTTAATCCGCGTCGCATCCTGCGCGACTGGGGGGATAGAGGATGGATAATGACAGATACCAGGAACGGAGAAACCAAAAAAAGATACAAAATCAGGAAATACAATTCCATAACAAACAGCCAGGCGTATTTCATCGCCGTAAAGCGCGACGTCCTATAGTCCACTTTTAAAAAAGTGGACTATAGAGTGGACTATAGAGTGGACTATATAAAAACCCTTGATTTTCAAGGCTTTATATATATTTTAGTCCACTAGTCCACTAAAAATATATTATTTGTAAAAACACCCCCACCCTTTATACAGACTATAATGCATAAATGCATAAAAGGTAGGTGTCTTATATATGTGTGTGTGATTCGTAAAAAAAGTGGACTAGTGGACTATAGGGGGTATCAGCATCCTTGAATTACAAGGCTTTAGCGGATTCGGTAATATAGTCCACTATATAGTCCACTCTAGTCCACTACCAATTTGGAATAAATTACGCAGTTAAAAAATCAAGGTATTTCAAGGCTTCGCTGTTTCAGGGCTCTAGTCCACTAAATAGAGGATAATCGTCTACCGGGAGGGGGTATAACTTTGAGCCTTGCAAACAAGCTCCAGAACCGCCGTCCGGCGCAGCCGCCGCCTCAACAGGAAGCGGAAGCCCAGCCTGCCCAGGACTGGAAAGAAAACCTTTCGCCGCTGAGCATCTACTACGCCCTGTTTTTGGGCCATCTGCTGTTGTTTCGCGACTGTAAGGCCCTGGGCGGCCGGGACTTTTATCTGGGCCTGACCCGGCAGGTGACGGCCATGGCCCCGAAAGGCCACGGAAACCCGCCGGCTCTGACCCTGGCCGAGGCTATATCCTTGCAGCGCAACCCGCCGGCGGACGGTAAGGACCTGTATGAGGTCCTGCAGCTGGACATCGGCACCCTGGTGGAAGGAGGCTGGGAAGATGAACCGCGAAGTCCCGTGTTGACAGACCCCAGGCCGGACTTGCGCGAGGACAGCCGGCTCTGGGAACAGCTCCTGGCCCTGGCCGTGGAGATGGATGAACTTCTGGCCGAGGCGCTGTTCGCAATAAGATGGGGCGGCAGCCGGCTGGTGGTGATAAACGGACACTATGCCATCCGGCCGCAAATAGGTCCCGGATGCTGGCTCAAAAAAGAGGACTATGAGGATGTGAGGGATATATGGCTGGCGCCGAAAAAAGAGCAGGTAGCCGAACTGATCCGCCGCTTGAAAGCAGCATCACAAAAAGCATCCTGAAGTATCTGAACGGTCTGCCCGGGTGCTATGCCGTAAAGACCAGGGGCGATTATCGCCAGGGCGGCCAGCCGGACATCCTGGGCAGCTACCAGGGGCGGACCCTGGCCCTGGAGGTAAAGCGGCCCGGAGGAAAAGCGACGCCGTTGCAGCTGGCTACCCTTGCGAAGTGGCGGCAGGCCGGGGCGGTGGCCGGCGTGGTAACAAGCGTGGAGGAAGTAAGGTTAATGATTGAAGACAAAAATCAAAAAGGAGAGGGAAATCATGGCTCTGCAAGTTGACAAACTCGAAGTAAAAATCAGGTTCACCGAGGACATCCTGGGCAGCTGGCCGGCAGACGGGGAAATATTAACGCGTTTTATCAGCAACAAGGCGCCGTCGCCCTGGCTGCAGGCGGAAGAAGGAGACGCGGTGCCGGAACGAGCGGCAGAAGGCGGCTATACGGTGTTCCCGCAGGATAAGACGGGGTTGTTCTTATGGAATTTCCATATCAAGGGATTTTTGAAGGAGGCGGGGAACAACCTCAAATCAGCGGTCAAAATAAAAAACCTGCGGTCAAAGATTGATAACTACGTCTTTATTCAGCCTCGCAAAATCTACTTGCAACGCGACGGGCAAATTATAACCGAGCCGGACGACGTTCTAGAGCGCCCCGTTCGGGCACAGACCATGCAGGGGCCGAGAGTGGCCCTTGTAGGAAGCGAGCGGGTCAAGGCGCCGGCGGAAATAACGTTTACCGTGGAAGTGGTGCAGAACGACGAGGTTACGCTTGATATTATCCGGCAGCTACTCGAATATGGCGCATACAAGGGCCTGGGACAGTGGCGGAACGGCGGCTGGGGAGCGTTTGAGTGGGAGGAGTTGAGCTGCTGCGAGTTCCCCCGCCCGGAGAAAAGCAAGAAAAAGGCCAGCTGAGGCTTTGTCCAGCAAAGCAAAGATAAGGCAAGCCAGTGCAAGGCATAGGCGAGGCCTTGTGATGCAAAGCAAAGGCATGGCTTGGTAGGGCAAGGGCTCTGTTATGCTGTGATGTGTTGCATAGGTATAGCAACGCATGGCAAGGCAACGGCTGGGCGGAGTATAGCTTCGGCTTGGCACAGGGATGCGGAGCAAAGCCGGCAGGGGCGCAGCAGGGCAGTGTTACGTATAGCGTAGGCTACGTCACGCATGGCGAAGTAGGGGCAATGTAACGCGGGGCACAGCGCCGCATGGGCAGAGTAAGGCAACGCTTAGGCGAGGTAGCGTGGAGCATTGACTGTGCAAGGTAGCGTGGAGCATCGGCAAAGTAGAGTATAGTAACGGCTTAGCGTTGTATGGCAGGGCATAGGCGTAGTTAAGTATAGCACAGTAAGACAGGGTACAGTAAGAATTTTTGACCTGGCGGCGCGCCGGGTTCAAATCCCGGCGCCGGGTCCAGGTTTTTCGACAGTATGTTTAAAATGCGCAGGAGGTAAAGAGTTTATGTGGGTTAGAATGGTAAAATGTCCGAAGTGTAAAGGTTCGGGTGCATATCTTTTGCGGCAAGGCGAGAAGGAGATCCCTGTCAAGTGCAATTGTGATAACGGCAAAATCACGTGGTCGGATTTTTGCATGTTTTACCGTAAACGTCGTTCACATTCCCAAGAAAATGCGTAGCGGGGAGAGGATAACCATGCAGAAGCGGACATGCCCGGTCTGCGGCCTGCCACAGTATTCGGCGGCGGCGGCGGAGGGAGAATGGCGGTGTCCGAGGTGCGGGGCGGAGATGCCGGCGGCAGGAGGTCTGCATGAAATTTGCGAGGGGTGCAAAAAGAATAGTTCCTTTTTTGAACGGTTCTGTGATGGTATATGCGGCGAGTGGATGCTTGGTAAGTGCGAGGCGGCGCGGAAAGAAGCAAGGCGGAAGTGGCAAGAACATTATTGGACAGGAGGCCGGCATAATGCGGACGGTATCGCTTGAGATGGCCCGGAAACTAAAAGAGGCGGGATTAGAATGGGATTGGGAAATAGGTGATTGGTATTGCGTTTATGATGTAGTAACAGGAAACGTTGTAAAAGTTTACTTGGCAGACGAAAACTTTAGCCTGGGCAATTATCTGCCTGAGCATTTTACACGAGTTTGGCTCCCCACACTCTCCGACCTGCTGGAGTGGTTAGAGGGGCGGGGGTATGGTTGGGAACTTTACCATACGGGGGCGATAAAAATTTTCCAGCCAGGATTGATCGAATGGTTCAATGGTAAAAGCATAGAAGATGCCGCCGCTAAAGCGGTTTTGTGGGTGCTGGAACAGGAGGCGACCAACATGGGGCGACGTTGACCTGCCGCTGCGGCGGGGAGCTACATGAGATATATTTCGGCGACGAGGTGCGGAGATACCGCTGTATGGACTGCGAGCGGATATACGTGCTTTGGGAGTACCGGAGCTGGAGGCGGGGCGGAGATGCGGGTACGGATGACATGCCACGGGGCGCGGCGGGGAGAACTGCGGGCCGGGATAAAGCCGAAGAAGCTGCGGCCCCTGATTGAACGGCGACTCCAGGGGATGCTCAGGGCTGGGGTCCGGCCCGACCCCGCCCTGGGCGTCCGGGTGCCGGTAGGGGATGGCCTGGTAGCGATATGCGTGCCCAGCCTATTTGGCGGTTGGGACATCGTGACGGTGCGGCCGGACAGGGAGGAGGAAGCGGGTTGAGCGAAACTCTGAAATGTCCCAGGTGTAACGAAGCAATGATCTATGACGAGCGGCGAGAATTTTGGCGCTGCCCGAAGTGCGGCGGAGAGTGGTGGGAGGACGTGGACAAGCTGGACCTGGTCCGGGAGCAGGAGCAGGCCAGGGTGGTGCCGGGAACTTATTACTTCCTTCCTCATGCTACGACGCCGGTTTTGCCGCCGGTGGCCGTGGTGGTCCCGGGGAAGGGCAGCAGGAAGGCGGGCAGAAAGCGGAAAAGACCTATGAAGTATACAAGACCATGGCAAGTATTTTAAAAGGGTGGTAGTTATGATAAAGATTAAGTGTGGCATGTGTCAGAGTACAATGATATATAATTCGCTAATGGATTTTTGGGAATGCCCGGAATGCGGTTCAGAGTTTTGGCCAGGAACTGAGGACACTAAAAAAATCTGGAAAAAAGAGATACTTGAAAAACAAGGGTTAAAATTATCTGCACCCAAGCGCAAAGTACCGCAAAGAAGAGGCACAGGTAAAGAATATTTAACTTTACGGTTTGAGGTTTTTAAAAGAGATAAATTTAAATGTGTTTATTGTGGTCGGTCGCCTAAAGATGGAGCAATCTTAGAAGTAGATCATGTAATTCCCGTAATTGATGGTGGGCGAGTTGCTATGGATAATTTGGTTACTTGTTGCCGGGAATGTAATCAGGGTAAAGGGTCAATTCCTTTAGATAAACACAAAGGGGCTTGATTTTACTTTTAGGGCATGCTATGATAAAAATGTAGCGTATACCCTAAATACGGTTAAGAACAGATCTCACCACGCCTCTTGGCACCTTGGTGCCAATGCGGACCACGGTGAGACATTTAAACAAAGCGCCGCAAGGCGTTTTGTTTTTTGGTTGGGATGGTGAAGAAGATGGCAACGGCTGCGACGGCAGAAAAAAAGAAAAAATTCCTGGAACTTTTCCGGCAGACAGGCAACGTAACGACTGCCGCCGAAGCTATCGGCCTGAACCGTGCGACGCCCTATAAGTGGAGAGAAAAAGATCCCGAATTTGCTGCGGCCTGGGATATGGCCGTGGAAGAAGCGGCCGACCGTCTAGAGCAGGAAGCCTGGCGGCGGGCCGTGGAGGGCGTGGAGGAGCCGGTTTACCAGGGCGGAAAACTCGTTGGCAAGGTACGGAAGTATTCGGATACCTTATTGATTTTCCTACTGAAAGGCAACCGGCCCGAGAAATATGCGGATAGGGTGAAACAGGAAATTAGCGGGCCAGCCGGCGGCCCGATTGAGATGAAGAAATATGAAAGCCTTACCGATGATCAGCTTGACGCCCTCATCTCTGAAAAAATTGCCGCGCTCGGAAAAGCTGGAATTACTGGCGCTGATTGACGCCAAATTGGCCAGGGCAGACATAGTCGAATGGATATGCCAGAATGAACTAAAAAACGAAAAAGGTATGCCGCTCGAATTTGAGCAGCATGCTTTTTTGAAGCAGCCGTACCGGGACTGGAGCCACCGGCTAGTTTGCATGAAGTCGGCCCAGATTGGCTTTTCCACCATGGCCATCCTGAAAGTATTCTGGTTGGCCCACAGGAAGGCCAAGAGTTGTATTTACACCCTGCCGACCGACGACGACGTAAAAAAGTTCGCCCATTCCAAGATAGACCCGATATTGCAGCATAATCCCGGCCTGGGTGGCCTTATTAATCCGGATGTAGACAGCATTTATCAGAAACGCATAGGAAACGCTCATATCTTTTGGGAGGGCACCAAAGGCCAGAGCCGTGGCATCATGGTCAGCGCCGATCTCCTGGTACATGATGAACTGGACCGGAGCGACCAGGGCACGGTTGAGACCTACGAAAGCCGTATTGCGGCCAGCGATTACAAGGGCCGCTGGATTTTCTCCAACCCCAGCCGGCCAAATGTAGGAGTGGATGTCTACTGGCAGCGCAGCGACAAAAAGCAATGGCATATAAAATGCCCCCGGTGCAACGAGTGGCAGCCGCTGGATTACTTCGTCAATGTGGACAAGGAGCGAAAGGCTTTTATCTGCCGGAAGTGCAAGCGGGAGCTGCCGCAGGAGGCCAGGCTTGCCGGCGAGTGGGTAGCCGAACACCCGGGCCGGGAATGGTCCGGTTACCATATTAGCCAGCTCATGGCTCCCTGGATCACGGCTGCCGAGCTGATTGAGGCCGAGGAAACGAAGACCCAGGAGTACTTTTACAACTTTGTCCTGGGCCTGCCGGTCATTGGTGGGGCCAATACCGTGAGCAGGAGCATTATCCTCCAGTGCTGTACTACTGAGCAGCCGCAGGGCCGGTGGAAGCTCCTTGGTGTAGATGTAGGTAAAGTGCTCCATTGCGTCCAGGGTACCGAAAACGGGATTACCAGGGTATTCACCCTGGCCAGCTGGGATGACCTGCACCAGTATATGTTTGCCCAGGGCATCAATCTCTGCGTGGTGGACAATGCTCCAGAAACCGAAAAGGCGGCGCAATTCGTCCGGCATTTCCGAGGCCGGGCCTACCGGTGCATTTACGATTACGACGACGACCGCAAGGACATGGTTGAGTTTATCGACAAGGGTGATAATGAGGGCGTTGTTTATGCTCACCGGACCAGGGTAATTGACCATACCATAGAGGTATATAACATGGGCCTTGTCCATGTTTACCTGAAACCCAATGACCCAGCCCTGGTGGGCCAGGGCAAACCTGGAGTGGTAGAAAATTGCCTCTGCGGGCACTGGGAAACGCTGTACGTGGTAGGCGCTGACGGGCAGGATGTGAACATCGTTAAGAAGGACAGGATGGGCAACGTCATTCGCACCTGGGAAAACAGCGGCCCGGACCATTTTGCCCACGCGAACGTCTACTACGAGATAGCTAGGCAAAAGAAGAACCCGACGACGAGGTTGCATGAACCCCTTCGTCATAAACGCCGCGACGTGCCGGCGGGAATTTCGTCGGTAACCGGCTACTGAGAGGGGACCATTTATGCCCGACCTTCGCGAAACTACCGCCGAACTTATATCGCGCTTCCAGTACGCCGAAGCATACCGCAAACAGTACGACCAGCGCGCCATAGAGAATTACAAGCTCTACACCGGGTACCGGCCGCCGCTGCCGAAAGAACTGAAAGGCCGCTCCAACCTGCATATTCCGAAAACCTACGAGCTAGTAGACAGCCTCAGAGCCCGGTATCTCCGGGCTATTTTTGCGGCCAACCCGGTGATTGAATACATCCCCAACCCTCTGCTCTACTTCCAGGAGGGGCTAAGCCCGGAAAGCTACCTACAGCTGCTAATGAACGCCGAGGACAGCGCTAAGTACAGCACCTACCTGGTAGACCAGCAGCTACGCAATTCGCAGGTTTATCGTAAGTTTTACGATTTTATCACCAGCGTCCTGGTGTTCCCCGCCGGCATCCTGGCTGTGGGGTGGAAATTCGAGCAGAGGCTGATCAAGCAGCGGCAGAAGGTGTTCAACCCGGAGATAGGCCTGGAGATTGAAACGGTTGTTGAGCGCTTGGCCACCACCTACGACGACAACGACATCCAGTACGTCGATTACTATGACTTCTGGCCGGATCCCAGGGGCACCGACCTGGATAATTGCCGCTTCGTATTTCACCGCGAATGGTGCACCGAGGCCGAGTTAAAGGCGAAGTTGGAGGTCCTGGCCAGGGCCGGCAGCGGTAAGGTGTATGAGCCAGAAGATTGGGAACGGCTTGTCGCCGCCGGCGCGGCTTTAGAGGGTGGCGCAAGTGAGCGCATGGCTGAAATCGGCCTGGCCGCTGAAACAGGGCAAGGCCATTGGAGCGACATCCGGCGAGGCTACCAGATTGAACTGCTGCATTACTGGGAGGACGACCGCCACGCTATCATCGCCAACCGCACCGAAATAG